CTCAAAGTTTGGGTGTCGCAACCTCATCGTGTTAGAACAACCGTTGAGAGATCGCGTGCTTGAATTATGGGCTCGTTTATATGCTCCGTATATAAAAACACAATATCGGGACATTTTTCAGGTTATGGCAAAACTCGCTCCAGACACCTCGTGTGGATGGCCGTTGTCGAATTGTTTTCCAACAAAATCGGAATTTAGAAATTTTAAGTACACTATGACAGCGTACTGTCAATATTTTTCCGAAATGGCAAACGAAGAGACATATATACCGTCTATCTGCACGTCGGCAGTTAAGCTTGAGTTGCGTAAGTTTGAAAAAGTCATCAATGATCAAGCCCGGACGTTTAATCCGTGTCCGGTTTTTTCACAATTATTGTATTTGCAATATTATATGGCGTATGACGAGTCGATATCAAAAAATTGGGCTTATTTACCTTTTTCGATGGGTTTCACAGACAAATATCGTGGAGCCGATAAGTTGATTCGGTGGATGAGTTTTGAGGGATGCTTGGATAAGGACGAGACCGTTCTGTTCATTGAATCTGATGTCACTGGATGGGATAGAAACGTTCAAGCGCCGTTATTATCGTTGGCCTGGGAAATGGAACGTATGATCTTACCTGAAGAGTATCTTCGTGAGCCTCATTATAGCAGGTTGAAAAATCTGTTTTTTGATGGAGTTCACTCTTATATAATGCTCGAATTGGGTGATCTTTTTTTTTCTACGAATGGTATGAAATCTGGTTGGCCAAACACTCTGCGAAAAAATTCGGAAATGAATATTGCTGTGTGTTTGATTATTTTGATTATCATGAAACCGGATATCACATTCTCGGAAATCTTATTATTTTTTCGTTTCAAAGTACAGGGCGACGATTTTTTCGGTGCTTTAAGGATCAAACATTGTCCGTGGTTCTCCGCTGAAAAGTGGAAAACCGTTATTAAGGACGTATGTGGTTTTACGTTAAAACACATTGTTATGACGCACGACGTTACAAAAATTGAATTCTTAGGTCGCCATTTTAAAATGTCCGAATATGGATGTTGGTTGGCAGTACCCGATAGGTTTAAAATGATCGATGCGTTTTGTGTCCACAAGACGTCGGATAAGTCAGCCATAATGATGAAGATGCTCAACCTTCGCATTGAGGCGTGGCCGGATTATGAGCTTTTTGTTTTATTAACGAAATGGATTGATGAGTGTTTTACAAATTGGGATCGTGAATTGTCTGTTCCGAAAGGAATGTACGTTACGCAGGAAGGTACTGTTGATCATATCTTCACACGCGAAAAGATTTACGCCCAATATTTGCCGGAGTCGGTGATTCGATTGCTGCATACTGGTATTGACCCCACGGTCTACTAAATTTTGCAATTGTCTCCTCGACTCCCCCTGCTGTCAGACCACATTTTAACAAGTGCCATAGCTTGGCAAACTATGCAGTCTGTAGCTGACACTCTTGCGTTTCAGTATTCAAGGTCCACACGGTAAATTGTTAGCCAAATTGCCTTTCAGTTTACTTACTGTGGTCCGTGTGTCCAATCGTTAGCCACGGTTTGAAAAAATGCCAAACAAAAATGGTTCTCAAACCTCGAATAAAACTGAATCGCAAATCCAAGCTGATTCTTCATTCGCTTCGACGTATCGTTTTGAGCGCGTTTCTGTCTACGCTCCTTCTGTTTCTTCAACTGTTCCCGTTGATAGTGCTTTGTCTGTGACTGAGCCT